TCACATAATTCATTTAAAATACATAGAGAACTAGTTCCAAAACCTTTTTTTTTATCCATTCTTTTAAGAATATCACAGAGTTCGGTTTCTTTATTATTTTCGAGTTCTTTTCTAATTTTAAGATTATTATAATATTTTTTGATATTTGGATTTAAATAATCATTTTTGCAACAATCTTTACATACAAAATACATATATATGATAGGAACATTAGGGCAGTTATGATTTTTTATTAAATTATATATCATTTTTAGTATATATAATTCTTTCCATGATTTATAAGAGAGGTCCATAACTTTGGATGATTCGGAGTTTACAAGAGGTATTAATTTTACAGCACAATATAAATTATTATTTTTGATTTTAATAGCAAATTTATATGCTTCTGCATCAACACTACCACCTACTTCCCCTAAGTGACATATAATATGTTTATTGAAGTTTTGTTTGAATGCTTGAATATAAAGTATAATAAGGTCTTTATATTTTTTAGTTTTAAAGTTTTCTTTGAATTGTGATAAAAATGCTTCACGAATCATACAAGCATATTTTTTTCTTGATGATATATTAACTAAATATTCTAAATTTAAATTATTCATATTATATAATTAGTATATATGTATAAATATATAATATATATTATTTTTATATATTAAAATATATATAAAATTGATTTTATATATAATTAAATACCTAATGAATAATTCTGTAATTAATATTTTAAATATAAAGTTGTCTTCAATTATAAATGATTTATTATTAAATAACAATAAATTGGAGTTAGATAATGTATATAAATTTTTAAAAAAAAAAAAATATTTTAAGATAGATAAGAAATATTTTAGTAATGATATAGATAATAGTAATGATATAGATAATAGTAATGATAATATGTGTGATAGTAAAATAATAAAAAATGAGTTATTAGATTATTTAAAAAATGATCCAAAGTTTTTAATTTATAATAATTCACTAAATGATGTAAAAAATGTTTTAATTAAAATAGCTGAAGATAAAAAACTAAGTAGTAATTTTATAACAATAGAGTATATTAATGATATTATTATAGGATATATAAATAGTTATATTTAATTGATAGGTGTGTCATCTGTTAATGTGCTGTTTATGAATTTTAATGTATTTGAAGAACTACTAAGGTCTTGTGGTTTAATAAGAGTCCATGGGATATTATTATCTAAGAATCCAAGTTTAACATAAAAATATGAAACAAGTGCTGAGCACCAAAATGTATTTTTTTTTTGTATATTTCCTATATCTATATTAAATTTTGCTTTAAACCAATCAATAGGATTAAGGTCGTATGGTAAATTATGAACGTCTGAATGAAAATCTATAACTTTTTGTTCAAAATCATGATTTCTTTCACAATTTAATTTTCTTACATATATTTTTCCATTATAATTCTTTAATAATTCTTCAAAATTGGTTAATTGAACTCCAAATTTAATTCTATTATTTTCGACATCTTTTTTATCTTCATATCCTGATTCCAATATATAAGTTCCTTCATATTTTTCACCTAAAAAATTAGGATTTTTAATTATAATAGCTACATGACTATAGATAGATCCTGTAATAATTTCAATAAATCTAGATAAAAAATAATTACCATTAAATAAAATCATGTCCCCAGTTTCCAAATCATTAATGTTCATATATATATATTAGTAAATATAAAAAAATGAGATATAATTTATTTTTGTTGAAGTTCTTGAATTCCTGATATGATATTTTGTTGTGGAGGTGATTTTTCAAATATAATATATGAATATAGTTTAGAGAAATTAAGTTCTGGATTTTTAGAGAATTTAAGTTTATTATGATTTTTAAAATCAAAAGTAGAAGGAATAATATATCTTCTATTAGAAATTTGTTGAGTTAATTTATCTCTATATGGTTTAATAGAATGTTTAGCAAATGCTGAAATAATATCATTTTTAGAAATAAGATTTTCTTCAAGATAATCACTATCTAATGTTTCAAATTTAACAAGAATTTTATTAGGATTAGTAGATTTTTTAATAGACCAGAATTCACCAGAGACGACTTCATTTTCACCTAATAAATCAAGAACAAATTGTTTTTCCATAAATGTGCATATAAATATACCGTTTGGTTTAAGGAATGTATCAACTAATTTAGAGAAATATTTTAAATTAAAATAATGAATAGCAAATTGACAGTTTATAAGTTCAAATGAATGTTTTTTATATAGATTAATAGAAGGATAGTTATCGTTAATATCATTAATAAGTTTTTTATCGAATTTATTTCTTTGTGGGAAATCATTATTATCAATATCCATTAATGTATCAAATATTTCTTCAATAGTATCATCATCACCATCGAAGTTATTTATATCTCCTGAAATAAAATATGCGCTATTATTATTATAAATATCTGGTATATTATCTGATAAATTATCTTGTAAGAATTGATTTTTATATTGTAAAAATCGTGCTCTAGAATTATTTTTAAACTCTTTATCATCATAATGTTCTATGTTATTAGGATCTGAATCAATACCAAGTATAAACTGAATACCACCATTTTTCTTTAATATATTAGTAGAATCAAAGTTAGTATTAATAAATTTAAAAATATCTCCACCTCTACCACATGCTAGATCTAAAACTTTAATATAAGAGAAATCTGAATTATATGATTGAATTGTTTCTAATATTTGTATAGAGTTATCAATAAGTTCTTTTTTAATAAGATTATTAATTTTTCTTAAATCATTTCTTTTATTTAATGAGGTGTTATCATAATAACTAGCTAATTTAGATATAGATTTAATAGAATCAATATTTAACTGTTCGAAGAATGTTTCATGAAATGGATTAAATGTATTAGAAATAATATCTTGAACGATATCAATATTATTAGCAGCATTTGCTTCTTTATTTTTATTATACTTAATAGTTTTATCATATCGTATATTCATGAATATAAATTTAGAAGATGTTTGATCATATCGTATTTCAACAATTTTATTATTTAGCGTATTCCATGATAATGGTTCTAAGTTAGAATTATAAATAGCATCTGGTTTATGTATATTAAAAATATAAGGTTTGAAAGAATGTATTTCTGATAAAATATAAATTTTAGAACTGTTATATTGAATATTAGAGGCACAATGTAATGTTTCATCTTTTATAAATACATCGATTGAATTAAAATTTGCTGGTTTATATTTTAAGATATCTTTATAAGCTCTATTATTAATATTCGATAAACTATTAATAGGCATAAATATAATACCATCAAAACCATATTCTCTAGAATCTGTATTAAGCATAATATTATTAAATTCTTCTAAAGGATAATATGGTTTTTGCGAACATTTAATAAAAATATCTTTATTTAAATAATTAATAGCTTTTGATGTAAGAATATTATCTAATTTAGTCATAAGTTTAATTCTATTTTCTAAAATAGTATTATAGGTGATATTAGAATTAACAATATATATATCGAAAAATTTATATTCATAAATATGAATATTTTTTGAATTTTTATATGATAAATATTCTCCATCTAAGATAGAGTTTTTAAATTCTATATTATCTAGTGATAATTGTAATCCAGTTTGTATAATATTATTATTATCATTTAATAAAAATATTTTAAGGTCATTATCTATATACATGAAATATCTATCACCATCGGCTTTAACAGTGATTTTATAATATAATTGATTAGAATCTGTAGTAGATATATTAGATAATTTAGTGTCAGATAAAATCATATTTGGGATAGTTTTTTTAGTAAGAGTGATTGGTTTAGGTCCAATATCTTTATAATTAAATTTTAATAATAATTTTTTATAATTAGCTAATATATTATCATAAAATGAGTTACTATTAATAAAATAAGAATTATTAGATATTTGAATAAAATAAGTAAGATATTTAATAATAGAAAGAATAGTATTAAAAGTAATAATTTGTGAAGCACATTCAACTTCAATTTCATATGTTTCTAATGTATCTGATAAATTAGATGAGATAATATTTCTACCTTTATTTGTTTTTACTATGGAAATATCAATATTGAAATCATCAAACTTATAAATATATCTTTTTTTAAAACGATAATTTTTTACAAATTTACTATAATGTAGATTAAATTGTGATTTAATATTTGTATCAGTTTCTTCATATTCATCTTTAAGATTTAATCTAATATTATAATCTGATATATCATGACGATTTATTAGTTTTTTATACTCTAATACATAATCAGAAAAGTTATTATTCTTTTCATTTAAACAATGTTGTTTAAGAATATTATTAGAATCTGTTTTTAATGATAAACGATGATTATTACTAATAGATGATATATCAATATCTAAGATATAAATAACTTCTAATTTTTTTTTAGTTTTATTTAAAAATTTTAAAATATTATTTAATGAATTTTCATTTATTTCTTTTTTCAATATAAATTCAAGTTCTTTTTTAGAGGGATCTGTATTATATTCAGAAATCATAGAATCCATAATTTGTCGTTTTATATTGATATTCATACTATATTATATATATATATTATAATTAAATCAATTTTATATATATTTTATTTATTTTATTTATTTAATAAATAAAATTTTAATTCTTCAAATAATTCAATTTTTTTTTTTAATAATTTTCTTGTATCAATATATTTATATATACATATTTCATAGTCATTACAAATAGATTGTAATTTATTAAGTGTTAAACTTTTAAGTTTATTAATTTGTTTATGTTCTTTATCTGTAATATCTATATTACTATTAAAAATTAATCTATTATCAAGTGAGAATTTTTGTAATACATCTTGAATTATAGTATTATCAAAAATACTATAATATTTATTATTTTTTATAATATATATAGGAAAATATTTTAAATCATTTTCAAGTAAAATAATAGAATTAATTTGATTATTATATTCTTGAATATATCTATATTTATTTTTATTTAAAATTATAATATTTAAATTTATATATTTTGATATATAAATTTTAGAATTTTCATCAATAATACTATCATTAATTAAATTACTATAGATATCATTACGAGCAATCTTAAGATTATAATCAAATGTTCTATATAATTCTTTAGAAATTAAATCATTTGCTAATTTATTTTTAAATATATTGACACATTTAATAACTTCTGATTTTTGATATACATTAATATCATTATCGATTATTCTTAAAATAGATTCAAGAAAAGAATAAAAAAAAGTTTTTTTATCATTATTTTTAAAATTTATAAAGTTAATGATATCAGTTGGATTCATTAATAATAAATATATATGTTATATATATTTTAAATAATTTATATATTTTTAGATAAATCATTTGTCGATATATAAAAAATAAAATCTTTAAGTTTTTTAATTATATTGTCTGATATATCATATAAATTAATAAATACTCCATTATTATTTTTCATAATTTTAATATTACTATCTGATTTTATAATTTTATAAATTTCAATATATTGTTCTAAATTTAAATTTAGACTATCAATTTGAGACAGTAAATGTTTTCTATCATCCATAATAATTATTATAAAGTAATATATCTAAATATATTAATTGTGTATTTTAATAAATATTTGAGTAAATATTTGAGTAAATATTTTTTAAATATTTTTTATTTTTTCTGATAATATAATAAATGTTTTTAGATAAGTCCAACATGTTTGTTTATTTTGTTGATTCATTTTATTCCAAATAAATAATAGATCTACAGAATCAAAGAAGTTAATTTTATGTAAATATTCAATGATTAATTCATTTTCATTCATAATATCATTTTTAAATTTATAAAGTTCATTATAAAATTTATTTACACAAATATTTTTATTAATATAGACAATAGAGTTTATATTATTAATATTATCAATTAATGTATTATTTATATGTTTATCATTAACAATATTATTTAAGTCTGTCAAAAAACATATTATATTTTTATTAAATATAGTTACTAAAGACATAATGTATATATATATTATTATATTTACATTTTTATATAGATATAATAATATATGCGTATATAATAATATAAATAATATATAATATATATATATTATAATGAACTTATTGTTTATATATAGTGGTAAATGTAAACATTCACAAAAATTAATTAACTATAGTATTTTTGATAAAATTAATAAACTAAATATAGATTATAAAAAAAATTTACAACATGTGCCTAATTATATAGATAGTGTACCTGTTTTAATAATAAAAAATAATAATAATTTAAATATTTTAAAAAATAAAAATCTACTTGAGTGGTTTATAAATAATTCAAAAAAAAAAAAACCTAATAATAATGATAATAATAATATAAATAATCAAAGTAATGGTAATAATGATGTTTTAGAAGCAAATATATTAGATAGTAATTTTTCATCAAATTATACATTTTTAGAGGGTAATAATGATAATATATTAGAAAATAATTATAGTAATTTGAATAGTTCTAATAGCAATTTAGCAGGACAATTAGATAATAATATTAATATTGATACACAGACACAGAAAAAAGAAGATAATAGTTTAAGTAAAGCGTATGAAGATTTAATAAAATCTAGAGATGAATATAAAACTCTTGATCGTGTATAGTAATTTAATTTGTATGTAGTCCATCAATAGTTTGATCAACTACATAATCAAAATAATTCCAAAATCTACCCCTTTTATAATGAAAAAATTCATCAAATGCTTTTTGTGATTTACAAGTTACTGTTAATGGTAGAGCATATGCGAATCCTAATGGTGTATTAAATCGAGATATTGTATTAAACATATATGATGCATCATTTTTATCAGGAAGAAGTGATACTAAAAATTCATAAAGTAAATCTAAAGATCTATCGCCAAAATTAGAACCATCATAATTTAATTTATCTAAATCATTTATTGTTTGTGTTGTCTGTTCTTGAAGCATTTTTTTACAAAATTGATCTTTATAGATTTTGTATGGTATGTAAGGATAATTTTTTTTGGTCCAGTCGGATAGACCTCCTTTAAATAATTGTGATTCTAAAACTTTTATAAATTTATAACTATTTGGTAAGGTATTATGTAATTTAATTTTATAAAAATTGTCTTTATTTAAACCATTATTTATATATAAAACTATTGAGTTATATGAAGGAAACTTAATATTAGGCATTAGTTTTTCTATAATTATTTTATTTTGAACTAAATCAATATATTCAAGTAATAAATAAGATTTTTTACTTTGGATTTTAATTTCAAATTGTAATTTATAAATAAAGCTTTTTAAATGCAGTAAAAGTTTTTCACCAGATATTTTTAGTTTATCCGTCATATCTTCTGTTATTTTTTTCCAGACTTCTTCTTGTAAATTGGTAAGTTCAGTAATAGTTAAATTATTTGTTTTATTATTATCATCCATTTTTGGAAGATTATTTTTAGTTATTTTTTTATAAATATATAGTTCAAAAATAGTTTTGACTGGATATAAATTTTTAAAGTCTTCTAACTGAAATATTTCAGATTTATTTGTTGTGATTTTTTTAAATAGTGATTTAAAATCATATAATAATTTATTATAAAGATCAATATTTTGCACTTTCTTTATACATATGACTTTGTAAATACCGTTTTCTTTTTCATTTATTTGATGATTTAGTAAAATTAGAGTTTTATTTTTTATTTGTATATTATCTAAACTAGTTATATTAGTTTTATAAATATTTTTGCTTATATATTCGTCGACATCAAATAAATCTGTTTTTTCACCAGAGATAATATTTTGTTTTGATGTTAAATAATTTTTATAATCTGAAAATATATTTTTACATGTTGTATCAGATAAGTCAGATAAAGATAAATTTTTTAGAAGAATAATATTTTTAGTGCTTTTTACATATATATTTATTGGTAGTTTTCCACTAAATAATAAACATCCTAATTTACTTCTTAAATCACATGGCCATTTACTACATGGTGTAGTTTCATCTAATATTTCAGAATCAATAATACATTTTTGATTTTTATTAATTAAGCTAATATATGGATTATTTTGATTAATTTGATCAATTGGATTTAAAATTTTATCATATGCTAAGTTTTTTTGATTTACTGAATTATCTATATTTATTATCCAATAGTTTTTAATGTTTTTAACTCCTTTTTTTATATAAAAAAATTTATTTACAATCATATTTTTATCAAATTGTTGTTTGTATATATTACCATTTAAATATTTATATAAACCATTTTCTTTAAAATTATTTTGATTTTTTAACATAATAATAAAATTATTTTCTAATTGTGTTTCATCTATTTGGTTTTTATTTATTTTAAAAACAATATTATTAATTTTATTTAAATCAATATTTTCATTAGATAATAAATCAATATTTATTATTTTTTTATTCATTAATAATTCTTTTTGAATAAAATCAACTTTTATATCATTATTATTAAAAACGGTGTCTTTTTTTAATTCTTTTTGTATTACATTCCCATCTAAATAAGATATTAAGTTTTGTGATTCATTTTTAGTATATGAATTATTAATATAAGAATTATATATATTTAATCTATTATTAATATTAATAATATTGTCTTTATTAATAGCGGTTGAATATAAATTAACTTCATAAATAAATGAAGTTGTTTTATCGGCTATTTGTAATGTTTTATTTATTGATATATTATTTGATTCATAATCAAATTCAATATAAATAATACAAGGTTTATTATAAATTAACTCAAAAATACTCTTACATTGTATTTCTGTAAAAGTATTATTTGTAGCTAAAAATTCATTATTATAATTAATATTGATTTTTTTTATTCCGTCGATAAAACATATTCTATTTGGTTCATATATTTTTAAAAATGAAATATCATTATTAACTAAATAAATATTAGGAGATAATATATGGGTTACAATAATAGTAGATTTTAATAATATATTATTCAAACTATTTAAATTTATAGTTATACCATTAAATGAAAATATATGATTAGTATTAGTATTATAAAATAAAAAATTATTAATTAATGGTTTAGCTATATTTTTATTTTCAGATGAGTCCATCCAGTATTTTGATTTTATAATAAAGTTTTTTTCATATATATTATTGGTTATATTTGACAATTTAAACAAATAGTGATTAGATTGATAATATTTTTTATATAAATCAATATATAAGTTCCATTCTGTATTTTTATTTAATATTCCATTTTGAACTAAATATGTAGTATTTTTAATATTATTATTTTGTAATTTTTCTACAATTAATTCAAAATTTATTATATTTAATACTTTATATAAACCATTTTCTTGATAATCTGTTTGATTTTTAATAAGAATTAAATCGTTTTTTTTTAAAGTATAATTATCTATTTTAAGTGTTTTTATTTTAATATTATTAATACCAAACTCTATATATAGGGGTAACGTAGTAGCAATAGTAATTTTTTTTTTTACAATTATTTTGTTCAATCCTCCACCATAATATTTATTTTGATTATAAATACATACTAGTATTAAAATAAAAATAATTAAAATTAAACATTTATTTAGTATCATATAATTAATATTATAAAATATTTTAATGATTTATAAAAAAAAATATTAAAGTATAAATTATATTTTATTAATATTTTCAATGTTTTTTTTTGGAGGAGAGATATTTAATGTATCATAAAGTTTAATATTATTAATATTATAATTTGATATAATAAATGAAATAGTAATTAAAGATGCTATACTTATACTATAAAATGAAGAATAATATATTAAACATAAAATCAATATTTTGAAAAATATATTATCATATAAAACAATTAATTCTGGTGTTATTAGACTATTAATATATAAACAATAATAAATTAAAATAACTTTAATAACAACTAGAGAAATTTTATTAGTAAATAAAAAATTAACATTTTGATCTATATGAATAATTATATCATTGATGTTTTCAAACATAGTATATTATATATAAATATATTTTTTTACTTATTTGTTTTTGTAAGTTTTTCATTTTCTTTAAATTCTCTATTATTATAAAGAAATTTTACTAATTCATTAAAATCAATATTTATATTTTTTTCTTTAAAAAAAATAGGTAATAAATTATTTAAACATTTTTTTGATATCGATGAATATGTTTTTACTTTATTATATTTAATTTTACCTCCACCTTTATCAGCATTAATATTAATAAATGATACATCTTGTTGTTTCATTAAAGGAATCAATTGTTTATTTATATTATCTATTTTTTGTTTTAATGTTTTAGTATATATTTTTATTTTTTTCATGTCTTCTTCATATTTAATTTTATTATCAACTAATTTTCTAATTAAATCTATTTTTGAAATATTATTATTATTATTGTTATTATTATGTAATATAGTGTTTGTTTCTTCATTATCTGAAGAAGATAAATCTTCATAAATATTATTTTCAGATTCTTGACTTGAATCAGTAGATTCTTTATTTTGATTATTACATTGCATATTATATATATATATATATATATGTATTTAATTATTTATATAATTTATTATAAATAATTAAACTATTTTGAATAGGTTAATTTGCCGATTCCTTGAGATATATTTAATATATTATAGTTTGTTGCGTATATTCTAATATGACATTTTCTTTGATTAATTACAGATTGTTCTGTAAGATTAAATATTAAATTAGCTGAGTCAACAGATGAGAAATTACATGAACCGGAAGGTTGATGATTTTCAGGATATAGACAAAATGAGTAACAATTGATTCCGATACATGGAATACTGGTATGGTGTTGATAAGGTTGTATAATATTAAAATATTTAGTGTCTCTTATACTGAATCTGTCGTGTCCGTTAAGTTGTATTTTAGCGTTTGTGATGGGTGATTTACCTTTATCAAATAATGGAAGATTTGTGGATGTTCCTATATTAGTTTGTGCGTGTATTGAATTAGTGGTGATAGAATGGAAATTGTTGTTAGTTAGTGATGTAGATATTTGTCCTGATTGTGGTGCATTAATAGAGTTAACTGTAGATGAGAAATCACTAATAGGTAATCCCCAAGAAATGTTATTTGAATGACTACCAGACATGCCGCCACCATCTGGATAATTTGGAGTTCCGCTAAAGTATGTGGAATCAATTGAGTCAGTAAAATTAAAAGTTTGTGGTCCTCCTAGGTTTTCAGTGTATAATAAATCAATATTTGAGATAGGTTGAACTATCCATACAAGTTCTTTAACAGGGTGATTAAAGTTTAATTTTATTTTATTTGATTGGGTATTTAATATTTCCTGTCCGTTATATTGTAGTTGTTCTATAAGATATTCGTGTTCTTGTGAAGCGAATTGTCTTCTTTCTTCTGTATCGAGATAAATATAATCAACATATAATGAAGCATTAGAAATAGTAGGTGGTGTGGATTTATATTTACCTGTTGCCCAACAACATTGTGAAACTTCTTTAAATTCTATACCGAGTTTAACATCATTATATTGTAAGGCGATTAATGGTAGAGCTAGACCAGGATTTTTACAAAACCAAAATTGTAAAGGAATATATAATGTGTGTTCTGGGATAGTATTGCTTTCATTATTAAGACTATTACCTTGAATAACTTGTGTTAATCTAGGAACATTGCCAACTAAATTAGCATATCCGGCTTGTTTAGATGATGATTGTGATAATTCATTCCAAATGTGAATCCATTCACCATATTGTTGATCGATGATTTGTCCTCCGATTTCAATGTAAACTTCTTTAATAATATTATGTCCTAGCCAATTAAGCCATCTAAATTTATTTTCTGAAAGAGTTTCACAATCTATTTTTGGTATATCAACTAATAAATACATTTTGTGGATTAGATCTCCATTTTTAGCAATAGTACAGTTTAATTTTCTACCAAAATCAATAGTTCCATTAAAATGTTGTTGTATTGATTCCATACTAAAATTTGAGTATCTTTTGTGAATTGTTTTAAAAAAAGTAATTTGAGGATTTCCTGTTAAATATGTATCTTGAGTCCCCTTTACAGCAATTTGCATTAAACCACCACCCATATTATTTTATATATATATATATTATATATTATATTTTATATAAATAGATTATTAAATTAATAACTAAATATTTATATATATAAAAAAGGTTATATTTATATATAATGAATAGTTCATTTAATTATAAAAAGAAAGTAAGAAAGAATAAAACTAATAAAAATACATTAGATTTTATTCATAAAAATAAAATAGAATCATTAAATAAAAAAAAGAAAAATTTAAATGAATTAAAATCAAAATTAGAAGATTTTACAAATAAATATAATAATTTAAATGATAATAAAAATTTGAGTGATGATGAAATAGATTATAAATTACAATTAAGAGATGAGATAGACAATATAAAAATAAATATTGATAATATAGAAAATAATAAAGAAGAATATGATTATTTATTAAAAGTAGGAGATATATTGTTTGAATATTATGAAGAAAATATAGATGATGTTGAAAATAATTCTGAAAAAAATGTAGAAAATAATAAGTCTAATATAAATTTATTAGAGTTTTTTAATAATAAAAAAAATAATAATATAAAAAAACAAAATAGTAATACATCTAAAAAGGGTCAATTATTAGGCGAATATTTAAATATAGTAGAAGGAACTTATGAACAAGATAATATAAAAATAGTAACTGATAATATATGTGAAAAATGTAATACTGAATTAATAATAAATTATATAGAGGGTATAAGTATATGTACTTTATGTGGAGAACAAAATAATATATTAATTGATTCTGAGAAACCAAATTATAAGGAACCTACATATGAATCAAATTATTTTGCCTATAAAAGAATAAATCATTTTAATGAATGGTTATCTCAATTTCAAGCTAAAGAAAGTACTGATATACCTGGTGAAATAATTGAAAAAATAATGTTAGAATTAAAAAAAGAGAGAATAGTAAATGTTGCGAATATATCAAATCATAAAATTAGAGAAATATTAAAAAAGTTAAAATTAAATAAATTTTATGAACATATACCTTATATAATTAATAAAATAAATGGAAAACCACCTCCTAGTATAAGTAAAGAAATTGAAGAAAAATTAAGATATATGTTTAAAGAAATTCAAACACCATTTCAGAATCATTGTCCTAAACATCGTAAAAATTTTTTATCGTATTCTTATGTAATTCATAAATTTATTCAGTTATTAGGTATTGATGAATATTTGATATATTTTCCTTTATTAAAAAGTAGAGAAAAATTATATCAACAAGATAAAATTTGGAAAAATATATGTAATGATTTAAAATGGGATTTTATAAATAGTATTTAACAATTAAAAATACTAAAACTATCAAAATCATGAGTTCCATAAGGTTCTAAAGTTGTTTCTTTATCTTCTAAATCTAATTGTAATTCTTTATATTCATTTTCTTGTTTCTTTCTGTCTGATATTTCTTGATTTTTATAAGAAAAATTATTATTATTGTTAAAATCAGGATTATTATCAACAGAACATAGTGGTTCATATGGTTTAATTATTTTTCTGGTATTTAATTTATTTTGATTGAGTATATCTAGTCTATTAGTTGCTTCAGATATATTTTTATCAGATAATATAATATCTCTATTAAGATATTTATTATTTATATTATCATTATTTATGAATAACGTATTGATATCAATAAATTTATTATTTTTATATTTATCTTTAAAATCTTTAATTAATTCCGTTTTTAATGTAGATTCGTCTTTTAGTTGAATTATATTATCTAAATCTTCTTGTAGTTTTAATGAATTATCTTTATTATTTTTTTGTTCTATTGATTGTTCAAGTTTTTGTTTTATATTTTTCATGTTTTCAATAGTATTTCCACCTTTTAGTTTATTTTCTTTATTTTTGGGTATTTTTTGTATATTTGAAGTATTATTTAAATTATTATCTAAATAGTATAAAGCATCTTTAATATTTTTATTTATATAATTTGTAGTATTATTATTTTTATGATTATAAAAAATGCATATCATCAATGTTAAAAACATTAAAGAAGCAATAATTATACATATATTCATTATAATAATATAATATATAATTATTATGTAAAAAAAAAAATATTAATTCGGATATATTAGAAATATATAATATTATATATATTAATATATTAAGATGGCAAATATTCAATTACAGAAGTTTGATATGTCTTCAATAAAACCAGATAAAGTTTGTGTATTTATAGGAAAAAGAGAAACAGGTAAATCATTTTTAGTTAGAGATTTATTATATTATCATAGAACATTACCGGTAGGTACTGTTATTTCTGCTACAGAAAGTGCCAATTGTTTTTATGGTAATATAATTCCTCCCATATTTATTCATGATGAATATAGTGCTGAAATTATATCTAATGTATTAAAAAAACAAAAAAAAATGAAAACAACTATGGTTAAAGAATTAAATGAAAAAGGATCATCAAAGATTAATCCAAATGCGTTTTTAATATTAGATGATTGTTTATATGATGCTTCTTGGGCCAAAGATCCTAATATTAAAGCTTGTTTTATGAATGGAAGACATTGGCACATATTTTTTATAATAACTATGCAATTTCCTCTTGGTATTCCTCCTAACTTAAGAACAAATATTGATTATGTATTTATTTTAAGAGAAAATATTGTTTCTAATAGAAAAAGAATTTATGAACATTACGCAGGAATGTTTCCTAGTTTTGAAATATTCTGTCAGGTTATGGATCAATGTACTGAAAATTATGAATGTTTAGTTATACATAATAATGCTAAAAGTAATAAATTAAACGAACAAGTATATTGGTATAAAGCAAACGATCATCCTTCTTTTAAAATAGGTGCCGAAGGATTATGGTTATATAATAATAAATTTTTTAATCCCGATCATGATGATGATAATTCAGTTACTCCTCAGAAAAAAAACTTTCAAAAAGTTAATGTAAAAAAAATTAAAAAATAATTTATTTATTATAATTAATGAATGACAAATCCACAGAATTTGAATATATACTTATTAGTCTACAAAAAAATAGTAATATATTAATAAATGACTTGAATAATTTGAATAAATCTATTACAGAAATAGAATTATATAAAAATAATAATATTGATATATCAGTAATTTATGATAATATAAAAGAACATATTAGTGATTTAAATAAATGTCTAAATGAATTTAATTCAAATATTAAACTAATAAATGACAAATTAAAATTGAATACAATAAAATTAAATAGTAAAACAAACACACTTATTACAAAAAAAAATGATAAAAATGAAACTTGTTGTTGTTTTTTTATTTAGATATTTTTTAAATTATCTACTATTAATTCTATTGTAGTTTTATACGCATTACGAATTATATTTTTTTCAAATGTATCTGGTAATAATGTATTATTTTTTTTTAATATAAGATTAACAATATTTTCTTGATTATTTAAATAATAATTTAATGTATTATTTATTGTTTCAATTTTTTTTAATGTTAAACCTTCACTTTTTATTATTTGTTCTATTTCATTTGTATATTTTATATTTAATTCTTCGCATAAATTTAATTTATTTTGTATTATATTTATTTCTTTGTTTTTTAAATTATAATCATATTTTATATCATTATATTTAGTTTCTAATTTACTATTTTTAATTAAAAAATCACTATTTTTTATTTCCAAATCATCATTTTGTAATTTTAAATTATCTATTTTTATTTCAAGCTCATGATTATTTGTTTCAAGCTCATTATTTTTAATAAACAAATCATTATGTATTAATTCTTGTTCTGTAAGTTTTATTTTTATTTGATTATTTTCTGATTCAAAATTATTATTTTCAACTTTTAATTCAGAGATTTTATTTTCTAAATCGCTATTTTTTGAATTATTTTCAGTCATTTTAGAAATAGTTTCTTCTAAATCATTATTTAATTTATTTAAACTTTCAAGCTTTACTCTGTCACTGTCATATTTTGATTTTAATTTAATATAGTCGTTATATAAATCTTCATGTTCATCACTATTTGGAAGATTATTAGAAATAATTTGTCCCATATTATATATATATTTAAAAAAGATTTTTTTTTTTTATAAATAAACACTATTATATTTATTTATTCAATATCCATTAGACCACTCGTAATACAATGTCTTATTAAATCATTATTTTGATTATTAGTTTCACTATTTTCTAACGAAGTATCTAATTCCTCATTTAAATCATTATCTTGATTATTAGTTTCACTATTTTCTAACGAAGTATCTAATTCCTCATTTAAATCATTATT